CCCCCCTCAAAAATTTTCCGTCTTTTTGACCATGTTAAGTAAAATTAAAATTGGTCAAGTTATTTCTCTCAATCAAGCTGAGAGGAAGTTGGCCCACTTCGTAGCCAAGAATCGCAACGGCAATAATCGTCATTTCAACACTACGAACTTGAAGATAAGCACGGATGACCCTGCGACGGTGGATCTGGAGGGCGTGTGCGGCGAGATAGCTTTCTGTAAGCTATTTAATGTCTATCCCGACATCGACACGGATCGCGAACCTCCGCACCCGCTCTACGACGCGATTATACCGCCCATCCCACCGGGCATTCGCATCGATGTGAAGACGACGAAGTACGAGAATGGCAAGCTACTGGTCGATGCGCGCAAAGGCTCGAAGACCGATGGCGTGGATTTCTACGCGCTGATGACGGGTCAATTCCCCGGTCCGTATACGTTCAGGGGATTCATCGCGAAGGAACATATCATCCAGCCGCACAGAATCGGAACGCTCATCAAAGGATACAAAACGTACATGGCGGATCAGAGCGAGCTAATCGACAATCCTTCGGATTGCCAATCAGCGCACTTATTCTGATTGACGCGTAAGGCACTAATGTGTCTCAGTCCGATTTATCGACCCTAAGCAAGGCGGAGGCTTGGTCAGCCATCGCAAAACTGTCTAAGCGGCAATGACGCTCCGCATCGGTCAGCGCGTAGGTCCGATCCACCATCGTTTGATGGATGGATAGAATGGCCTACCAAATGCAGATAACGTCGGTTTAATTTTTCTCAATATGGCTTGTCCTAATGTCTTCAACGCCTTCGCCGTAGCGACTGAGTCGCTCGCGCAGGACGTCTATAAACGCGCCTCGTATCGCTCGATGTGGCTCAATATGATTGAGCGCGGCGAGTATCCTCAAGGTACTGGCTTGACCCAGACCTCGTACAACACGACCAGCATCGAGCCGACTTCGGCTGAGGAGTGGTCGGCCATTACGCTCGCCAGTGGCGAAAACGCTGGCGCTTGCGATGTCACCTATAATGACGTTCCGGTTGGTTTTAATTCCGTTACATGGAGTCCTGAGCGTTTCGCGCTCAAGGGTCCGCTTCTGTGTAAGGATGACCTGACCTATGACCACCGCGTCGAGGCGTTCTTGCGCGTGTACTTGGAGAAGCTCTCGATTCGCGCTCAGCGTTCATGGGAGACTCGCTATCAGAATACGTTCGCGAAGTTCGCGATCAAGGCTGTGGCCGACTCGTCCTTTACTCAGGTCGAGACGATTCCCTCTGGCGTGAATGAGTTTCCTTGGATTCAGACTGGTTCTGCTGGTCAGGCGCTCAATCAGTCTACGTCTGAGTTGACTCAGGAGATGCTCGATGTCGCGGCTGCTACGCTTATCCGTAACGGTGCGACGAATCCTGATAGCTCTGGCTTCATCTCGTACAGCAGCGATGGTCCGGTATTTCCGCTATATATCGGCTTGGAGGCTTCGCAGCGTATCGCTCAGAACAACCCGGCGTTCCGCGATGACTTGCGTTTCGCTGATCAGGGCAGTGGCGCTGGTGCGGAGTTGCTCAAGCGGATTGGTGCGAACCGGGTGATTAAGAACTATCGCCATGTGCCGAATCTGTTCCCGCCCCGCTTCACTTATGCCGGTGGCAAGTACACGCTGGTCCAACCCTTCACCAGTGCGAGCGGCACCAAGGGTACTGTGTTCAGCGTCAATTCGAGCTGGACGACCGCTCCGTACGAGGCTGCGTTTATCGTTACCCCGTACGTCTTCAAGAGCCACATCGTGCGGCCCGTCAATCGGGTTGGCGATTTGGCGTGGATGCCGACCAACTACATGGGCGAATGGCAGTGGGTGACTGGTGCCTATAAGTTCAATACGGACTGCGAAGATCCGTTGGAGAAGAAGGGTCAGCATTATGCTGAGTTCGTTCACGCTTCGGAGCCAATATTCACTAACCAAGGAATGACCATCATCTTCCGACGTTGCACAGGCAGTTTAACCCAGATCATCTGCTCGTAATTCGAGTTTAGGTGATTGACGCAAATCCCGTCACGGTTTACGCTGTGGCGGGATTTTTATGCACTTATCAAGAGGAACGATTCGAGAAGACGGGATGATTTTCTGGGGTTACTGCGGAAAATCTACAGATGGACAACCTTTCCCGTACTGGCTGAAGCCTGAAATCTATGAGAAAGAACGAGAAAAGTCGAAAGCGAGGCTGAAGGCCAGATACGCATCTCGAAAAGGCGAGTATTACGAGAAGCAAAAAGCGTATCGCGACAAGAACAAGGAGAAGGTTTTTGAATCAAAGCGTCGTTACCGCGCAAAAAACGCCGAAAAAATCAAGTTGATCAAGCAGAAGTACGGAGTTGAAAACCGAGATAAAATCGCTAAGTCGTTAGCAAAACGTCGCGCCAACAACCCGATTGTTCGGATGGCCAACTCCATGCGTCGCTCGATACGAAGGTATCTTGACGCTGGTCAAAAAGGAGAGATGAGCAGCTTTGAAATCATCGGTTGCTCGAAGGATGATCTTCGGAAGCATCTTGAGTCGAAGTTCAGAGATGGCATGACTTGGCAGAACTACGGAAAGCATTGGCACATCGACCACATCGTTCCGTTGATTTCATCGAAATCTGTGAAGCAGATTAAACGGCTTTGCCACTGGACAAACCTGCAACCGCTGACCGCGTTCGAGAACATTTCCAAAGGATCAAAATTGGTGTTGCCCAACGATAACTCTGAGCTAGGTTTGCCTCGGTTGAATCAATAGGTTGAATGTCTTGTAAAGCGCCTTATTGTGAGGCACCCCGTCACTGGCCCGAAAAGTTAGTGGCGGGTTTTTTATTGCCCGTTATCGCTTAGACATTGACATCCCAATGGGTCGCGTAATGCTCCCCGTATGCCGTCATTTACGATTCCAAAAGGCGTAGAAATCCCCGAGAACCTTGCGGAGGGCGAAGCGTTCCAGACTATGGCGACTATCGTTCTTGGTAAGAATGGCAAGGCGGAGGTCATCGAGATTGATGGCGTGGCCATTCCCGGATACGAGAAGAAATCCAAGGGCAAGAAGCTGGCCGAGCGCGGCGAGGAGGAGGAGATGGAGATGGAGGAGGGTGCGACTCCCGGCGGCGGTGGTTTCATCGCCGAGGTGATGCAGCGTGGCGCTGGTCCGATGGCACGATAACCGATTTTCCAATAGAACGATATGCCAAACATCACATGCGACGAGGCGGCAACGCTCATCAACGAGGCGGCGTCGCTGGGATGTCGCTCACCGTGGGAGGTTGAGTTGGCCAAGCTGGCGCTGGAGAACCGCATTGCGACGTATCTTCAGGGCGGCGGCGCGACGCGTGGCGCGTATCGGTCGGTGACGACCAGCGGCAGTGTGGTGAGCGGTGATTACTTCTTGGTCTGCGATGCGACGGCAGGAGCGATTACGCTGACTCTTCCACCGGCAGCGTTGGCTGCTGGTCGTATCTATGTTTTCAAGCGAATCAATGCTGGCGCGAATACGGTGACGGTTGATGCGTACGCGTCCGAGACGATTGACGGAGCGGCCACACATGTGCTGTCCCCGCAATGGAATTCGATTACCATCATTTCGAACGGTACGGCTTGGTTCATCACTTCGCATCCGTTCTAAAATATCATGGCAAACATTTCTTGCGCCGATGCGGCCACACTAATTGCGGAGGCTCAGGGAGCTTCGTGCATGAGTCCGCGTGAACGAATTCTGCTGGAGATTGGCCTACTCTGGGAGGCGGCGACGCTTGGCGGAACGGCGGATATCACGGCGGATAACACGGTGATAAGCGCGGACGTGACGAGCATCACGGCGGACATGACCGAATTTCTGTAGGTCAACGTAACATTCATTTAGTCATATATGTCAAAGCAAACCATCAATATCGGCGCATCGCCGAACGACGGAACGGGGACGCCGCTGCGGACCTCGTTCGATTATACCAACCAGAACTTCACTGAGATATACACCGCTCTTGGCGGTGGTGTCGCCCTTCCCGGCGCGACGACTCAGGTCATCTTCAATGATGGCGGAACGAATCTGGCAGGCGATGCCGGTCTGGTTTACAACAAGACGACCGATGCGCTGACCGTTGCCGGACTCGTTACCGCTGGCTCCGCCACCATCACCGGCGATCTGACGGTGGATACCTCGACGCTGAAGGTTGATTCGACGAACAATCGGGTGGGTATTGTTAATGCCACTCCTTCATTCACGTTGGACGTAAATGGAGCTGGAAGCTCGATGTGCGCTAGAATATCATCTGGAAGTGGAACTGGACTTCGTTTTGACACCACGCGCAATGTAGGTGGTTTAAATCGCAATTACCTTATTGGTCCTGATCTTCTTAACGAAGGATGGTTTTCTATCATACCATCAACAGCTCTTGGTGGAGGTACTTTTTCAAATTCAATTTATAACGCAAGCAGTGACGGTATTCACGCTTGGGGTAATGGTGCTGGTGGCGAGTTGATGCGACTCAACACCACCGGAAATCTTGTTCTAAAAGATGGAACCGCTGCC